CTTGAAGGACGTGTCACATCTGAAAGAAATTCATCTGCCATGTGAGAAGCTCGAATCTCCCTGGATGTGCGACTGCCGGAACTGTGGCGAGTACCAGGGCGGGAGCTGCCCGCTGTACGGCTGCATGTGCAAGCCCGATTGTCGGCAGGATCCTCCATGTACCATCGAGCGCTGCGTCGGCTACTGGCCGGCAACGGACAAGTTCGACAAGCTGGCAGAGGACAGGCTCATCATGTATCTGCAGAGAGTCAGCACACCCACAGCCAATGAGATAGCACCATTCTTCTCGAAAGAGTTGCTCGCTCAGGCATATAACAAGGGGCTGATCCAGGGCGTCGAGAACGGTTCCCGCTACGACCTCGGAGAATCGACTGAAGAGTTCTACTGGCGCATCAATCACACGCCTTGGACGCTCGCTGCCGTCGCCAAACAGAACGACCGCAATGGTATTGGAGTCTACGAGCCCTTCGAGAAGTGGCGGCTACTCATGCGACACCGGAAGAAGGCGCCTACGGCCATTGCTCCTGTCGAACTTACGGCGAAGCCCGCCAAGGCGAAGAAGTCGAGGGCGACGTCTAGGGCGAATAGGAATCGCGACCTCGAGGCGCTCGCTCCTCACGGTTGTCTAGGAACAAGCCCCTGTCTTTGTCATAGCTGCATCAACCAGGAGACGTGCGGTCAATGCAAAAGGATGAACAAAAGTGTCTGTGGCCACTATCACGCTCACACTGTGGAGTGTCCTGCGTACTCGAAAGCTGAGGGCGAAGGCTGGACATGCTCCGACTGTCTCTGCCCGAAGTGCGCCAACAATGGAGAGAGTTGTCACACCTGCGAGGGACCGATCTATTGTTCCAAGCATGGCGGCAAGATGGGAGGATGTCCTGACTTCCGGGCGAAGGATGGCGAGGAACAGCCGACCGTGCCCGTCAAAGCGACGAAGCAACCGAAACCGAAGAAGCAGCCGAAGCTCACCCGCGCGGATTATGACAACAACCCTCTCCCAGGAAGCAACGCCGACACCTGCAGCCACTGTGACTGCGAGACCTGTGGCCTGAACCAAGCGCACCTGAACTACACCGACAAGGAATGGGCGAACTGTCCGCCTTGTGGCTGTGACCAGTGCTTGGGAAAGCCCGAGCTCCAGCCGACAACCCTCTGTGGGCGCAAGGCTGCTCTCACTGTCGACGTCCTGGGAAACACGGAGAGTCAGTTGCCCATGGAACAGCAGCACATGGTCACTCTTCAGCGGTATGTGCGGCAATTCTGTGGTGAGTGCAAGTGCCTTACCTGTGGCCGAGCGTATCAGAACTGCGCGATGAACGGCGACGAGCCCTACCATATCTGTTCCATCTGCACGCTCGAGCATCCACATCACCACAAGCCCTACCCGGCGATCATCAAGGACTGTGAACACTGGATCGACAAAGCCACCTTCCCCGCGGATATCTACGCACCCGGACAAGGCCCATGCCCTGAAACAGCATGCGAGCTCCGATACAATGGCGAAGGCGGACCCTGTCTCTGTCACTCCTGCAAGTACGGACCCGGCAGCTGCGACACCTCATGCAATATCCCCGGCTACCCGATGGAGACAGGACAGTACGGCTGTGAATGGTACGCTAAGAAGGAAGTGGCCACAGTCGACGTAGTCACGCAGCCGGCTGCCGACCCGGACGTTCCGGACCTGGTCAAGGTGGGTGACTTGGTGACCCCACTGCACGCGAGAGGCTTTGTGTACGACATTCGCAAGGTGACACGTGTGGAGAGAACGGACGCCGGCTGGCAGATCTACGGCGATCTCTGGGATGACTTTCGACACCCACGACGCAAGCTGGTCAGCAAGGACGAGCCGATTATCCGTTATGGCGTCACCGGCTGGAAGGCCGAGGACGGCAAGGTCGTTCCCTTGGGGCAGAAGATTGTAGAGGACACCTTCGGCGCGATGTACAACGAGACGTACGCCGATGAGCAGCTTATTGTCCTCACCCTCGAACAAGTCGAGCAGCTGGTGGCTATTGAAGAAGCAGAGGACGTGAGCGGCCCGACCTGGTACACACATGTCTGGCTGAAGCCTGAAGGTTCGAAGGGACACAAGAACGAGCAGGGTTATCTCGAGGATCCAAGAAAACGGTGGCCGCTGCTCGGGCATGCGCGGTTCGTCGACACGTCGGCTGCCGCGGTCGCAAAGATTCCCTCGGGTCGTCGTTCAGAGGTCTGCCAGGATGAACCCGAATGCGAACACTGTCTCTGTTACACCTGTCAGCATCAGAAGGCCTGTCGCCTGGACAACACGCTGAATTGTTGTTCACCCTGCAAGACGTCAGGCGGAGCGCATCACCACAAAGCCGTCGACTGCGAAGGGCACGTGACATCATGAGTGAGAAGACGTACCTGCGCTTTGACGAGCTCGGGCATAGCAGTTCTGGCAAGACGCGCATCTGGGCGGTGAGGAACCTCCAGGGGCTCGCCATCTTGGGCGTCATCAAGTGGTACTCACCCTGGCGACGCTACGCCTTCTTCCCGCAGAGTGGCACCCTCTACGACGCCGGGTGTCTTACGGAGATCAGGGCCTTCCTTGAACGTGGGTATAGGCCCTCTGAGCAATAGAACAGTAGGATAGGGAGTACGACCGCAGCGCCACGAATGGAAAACCGGCCAACGAAAAGCGCTGCATCTGAGCCACTGAAATGAAGGGCTAGGGCAAGCTGGTGTCAGGCACCGGGAAGGAAGAGATATGAATGGAAAGCCGTGGACGAACGAGAGGCGGACGAAGTACGAGAGTACAATCTCAAAGTCAAAGAGGCCCTTGCACGTGTTGGGCTTCAAGACAATCACGAGGGGCGGACGGCTGACAAGGTTACGATTTCAAGGAGGCAACGCACGGAATGTCGTACGTGCTCTTCGTCGACAGTTACACAAGGAAGAACACAGCGAGTTTGTCGGCGCCGTCGTCATCGGACTGAGTAGCAAATATGATCTGCTCTACGAAGTCGGCAGGGAATCCTTCGGTCCCGCTGTTAGAATTGGATGGTGGCACCATCGCGATCCAGCGGAGGTCCAGGCGGAGGAAGCCACAGAACATAAACGCCGTAAGCCCGTGGTCCGGGCGACAGGCGTTCCCAGTATCTGGAATATTGACTCAGTTTTCCAGGTACGAGTCGGAAAGCACTACATCGGCACCTACCCAACGTTTCTCGAAGCTTGCCATGCGAAGGCGATGTATGTGCTGAAACGTGGAACACGTCCAGGGAAACAGCCGTCGTTCGGCGAGGGTTGTGACGTTAATAGCGCATTGGAGGGGCTTGTCAATGCCAAACTGAGCGCGTAAACTATAGACGCACAACCGATCTAGGAGGTCGAGTTTGAGAACGAAAGGTACGGACCATGCAAGCGCGCGTATGATGTCGCGTAGTGATACGTGCCGTCAATCATATCCTCCTGGATACTACAAGCCTCCTGTCACCACAGATGTCCACGGTTTGGCCGGTGCTACCCGTGACGTCTCGGCAGGAGGCTTGTAGTGCGAATTCGTCGACTTTCCTCATACACCCGCGGGATTGGCTCATTGAGCACGGCCTTTACCTCCTTCCGGCTTAAGCTGCGCGGACATCGCAGCTCGATCCCGCACTGGGTGAATCTATTGGAGCTGCCCTGATGGGACAATTACCTGTCAGCCCGAAGAAGTCAATCAAGGTACAGAAAGCAGCTGTCAAGCATACTCGTAATACTATCGATTGGCAAAGAATACACAAACAATACACAAACGCCACGTCTCCGGTTAGCCAGGCAGATTTGTGCCATAAGTACGGCATCAATCCCACGACGATGTGTCTTAAAGTCAAGAAGGAACAATGGGACGTCCAGCGCGAACGGTTCCTTGCCCGCGTCGATGAGCAGACGACTCAAAAGAAGTCGGAAATGGTCGCCAATGAAGGCGCCACCTTCGACACCACGTGTCTGGACTACGCACACCGCATCCTTACGTTGGTCGACGACGAGCTGGAAGGGCAGAAGGTCCTGGACAAGCTCGGGAACCAGGTGGTGATCCAGAGGGCTGCCAAGGACATCGCACAGGCGGTTCGCATCGCCCAGGACGTTGGCAAGGTAGCACTCGGTGACAAGCCGGAGGGCAACGTCAAGGTTGACCTCAGCAAGGCGTCCATCTCCGACCTGGCATCTGCTCTCAGCCTGGTCGACAAACTCAAAGGGCAACAGTGACGCCCTTCGTGTTTCGATGTTCGCATTCCGCAGGAACGCACCGCATGGATGGCGGGTTCCAGGTCTCGCTATGACACTGGCCTCGAGAGTTTACGCTGCGAAAAATGGAAGTCGTTCGCAGAGCGCAGCGCACGCCGCCTCCCTGGTTCACAAAGGTGACTTTTCGCACATCGACAACGCCGCTGCCCTGAACTTCTTGGTCGAACATCAAGCCGACCTCGAAGCCGAGCTCTGCGGGCGTTCGCTGTCCGAGTTCACTGCCCGCGCCTGGCACATCATCAACCCAGACACGGAATATATTGAGAACTGGCACATCGGGTATATCTGCGAACATCTGCAAGCGGTCAGCCTCCACCAGATCAAGCGCCTCGCGATCGAGATCGAGCCGCGGTGCATGAAGTCGACCCTCGTGTCGATCATGTGGCCGACCTGGCACTGGGCACTGCACCCGGCCGCACGGTTCCTCTTCGCGTCTCATTCCGAATCGCTGAGCACGAAGCACTCCCTCGACCGTCGCGCCATTCTGCTCTCACAATGGTTCCTGGAACGCTGGGGCGATAAGGTCCAGTTGGCGGGCGACAATAATCTCAAGACGGAATACTCCAACACGGCGATGGGCGTCATGCGCGCCATGACGGTGGGCTCAAACGTGACTGGTTTCGGCGGCAACTTCCTCGTGGCTGACGACTTAGTGGCTGCTGTGCATGGCGACAGTGAAGCTTACCGCGACGCCGCCAACACCTTCTTCGACCGCAGCTTCTATGACCGCCTCGACAACAAAAAGGAGGACGCCATTGTCGTTATCATGCAGCGCCTCCATACGGAGGACCTGATCGGCCACATCCAGGCCACGCGACAGCATGACGACTGGACCTTCCTGACCATCCCGACGACGGCCGAGCACGACGAACGCATCATCTTCCCTCTGTCAGGTGAGATCATCGAACGCAAGGAAGGCGATCTTCTCTGGCCGGAACGCGAAGGCCCTGATGAACTCGCCGCCGCGAAGGAACGTCTCGGTTCGTACGGGTACTCTGCTCAGTACCAGCAGAACCCGGTCCCGCGTGAAGGTGCCCTAGCACAACGGTCATGGTTCAAGATCGTGCCCGCTGCGCCCGTTGGCATCAAACAGCTCATCCGTTACTGGGACCTTGCCGCGACTGAACCGAGACCGGGCAAGGATCCGGACTATACCGCGTCCTGTCTGGGTGGCATGGAGGACGGCGTGTTCTACATCTTACACATGACCAACGATCGCATGAGTCCCATGCACGTCCAGGAGTTGGTCAAGCAATGCGCCCAGCTGGATACGGAATACGCCAGCTCTACCAAGTCGCATGTGGCCACGTGGATGGAGCAGGAACCAGGCTCAGGCGGCCCGAACACGATCGACAACTACGCACGCATGGTTCTCCCGGGCTACGATTTCCACGGCAACAGGGCAACCGGCAACAAGTTCGAGCGCGGTGCTGCGTTCCTGGCTGCGGCCGAGGCGGGCAATGTGTGTCTCGTAGCTGCCCCGTGGAACGAGCCGTTCCTCGACGAAATGACCGTGCTCGGTGTCGGCGCGCATGAGGATCTGTACGACGCTGGCAACGGAAGCTTCACGCAGGCCAACGCACAGAGACAGAGCCATGGAGGGCGGAATGTTTGAGACAGTCGACGTCATCGAGCAGTCGTTTAGTCGCAGCGAAGCCCTGGCGGTTCAGCGCGGCAAGTCCCGCATTGCCCTCTACGAGAACGCCTATGAGGGCGTGTATCGGGTCTATCTGCCACTCAAGATTCAGGCGGAACTCGCCGGCCGACTGGGCATCAGGACCAACCTCTGCGCGGCGGTGGTCGACGCGATGGTTGCCAAGTTGGACCTCAAGAGCTATGCAGGCGGGACGGACGCCGATCAGACGATCCTGACGGAAGAGTACGAGTACAACCAGCTGGAACTGCAGAGCACGGAGATCCACCGCATGACGGGCATCGACGGCGACGGCTACGTGGTCGTCTGGCCGGAATATGACGAGCTCGGCAAAAAGACAGGGCATGCCTTCGTCCGCGTGCTGGCATCTCAGGACATCGACATGACCTACTCGCCCGCCGACAAGCTCAAGCCGATTCGGTGTGTGCATCAGTGGATCGAAGAAGAACTCGGCAAGATGTTCGTGGGGAAGCCCGTCGTCCGTCGCGACACCATGACCGCCAAGACCGTGCACCGGGAATACAGCATGTCGGGTGAAGGTGGCGTCTGGCATGGCTGGACGTTCGACGGCTTGGAAGCGATCGTCAAGAACGACCTCGGCGTCATCCCGGTCGTCCACTTCCGCAACAAGATCGGCTTGTCGGCCTTCGGGACTTCCGAATTGGAGAACGCGCTCCCCATCCAGAACGACATCAACCGCCTGGTGCAGGACGCGATGATCCGATCGTACTTCAACGGCGGCCAACAGCTGGCGGTCTTTGGGATCGACAGTGACGAGTTCTTGAAGAAGAACCCTGACGGCCTCTCCCGGGAAGTGTGGGGCGCGTGGATGCTAGACAACGAGAAGGCCAGTCTGACCGTCATCCCCCCGCAGGACATGGCTGACATGTGGAACTCCGTGGACAAGCGCATCGACCACCTGGCACGCGTGACGGCCACGCCCATGAGTTATCTGGACCCGAAAGCGGCTCCCTCTGGCGTCGCGATGCAGGAAATGAGCGGCCCACTCATCGACAAGGTCTATGAGGCACAGACCACGCTCGGTTCTGCCTGGGCGCGCGTATTCAGTCTCATTCTCAAAGTGCGGACCCAGAACGTCATCCCGGTGCACGTCGAATGGGAAGACCCGTTTGTCCAGTCGAACATTGATACCGACCTGAAACTCTATAGCGCCGGTGCGATCTCGCAGGCTGAGCTCCTGCGCAGGCAGGGCATGAACCAGACGCAGATCGACACCATCATCGCTGAGCGGCAGAAGGAACAGCAGGACGCCGCGACCTCCATCTTCAAGCTGCCGAATATCATACCATGAACGAACTCGGAAAGATCGCAGAGCAGCATACGCAAGCCTACGTGGAGTCCTACGTTGAGCAGGCCTCTGCCCTTGCGAAACAGGGTGGAGCGCTGCTTACGACGAAGACGGGCCGGACTGCGCTGGATGCACTCACTTCGTGGGCCGCCATTCAGGGCATCCGGATGTGCGACAGTCTCGTCAAGCAGACACTGGCGCTCGCCGACAAGTACCAGGCAGAGAGCTACAAGGTCTATCTGGCCCAGTATCCCATTGCCCTTCCTGCACCGTGGCAGCAGGCGCTCGGCTATATCCTTGGCGGCGGGTTCGATTCAGTCGCCTTGGCCGAAGTCAAGAAGTGGCGCGAGACGGAGGGATTCTCTCTCTCGAAGGCCCTCTGGAACTATGCGGACGGCGCGCAGCACACCATCACGAACGTGATTCAGCAGAGCGTCAACGAGAGCTGGTCGTTCAAGAAGGTCGAAGATACGCTCGCCGCGTCGCTCACGGAACAGGGCAAGGACAACCTGGCCTTCAACGTGCGGCGACTCTACGTCAACGAGGTCAACACGGCGTGGACGTGCGACCGCAAGGCCATCACCGACGCCATGCCGTTCATCTCGAAGGTGGAGCTCGTGCGTGGCGAGGATGGCGATCCGACGTGTGAGATCTGTAACGCCGCTATCGGGCCTCCCGGCACAAGGAAGATTGTGGACAAGGAAGGCGCGGACTTGGCTCCCTATCATCCCTTTTGTGTCGACGGCTGGAACGACGTGCTGCCGACGGCCGACGACATGATCGCGGCACTGAAGGCAGCATGACCGCGAAGCAGCTGGCATTGCAGGAACGGCGCGCGCTCAAGTCGAAGCAGAACCAGGCGAAGGGCCTGTTGCCGCCACCGCAGGGCAGCGTTCTCATGAGCGAGTACCTGAAGCTCTCGGACGAGCTCGACACATGGCGCAATAGGGCATTCGATGCAGAGGCCCGCCTGTGCAGGTCAGGCGACGTTCTGGGTGAAGGCAGACTCGATTTACTGAAGGGACCAAGCAATGCAAACAACCGTTCGTAAGACTTCGCCGCGTCGGCGTTAAGACGTAAAAGGAGACTGACATGATCAGAAGGTATTTTGCAGCAGATGAAGAAACAGGAGTTGCGAGAACGGCAGGGACAGCCGGCACCACGACGCCAGTCGTAAAAACGGAGGCAGGTGCCGAAGAGAAGCAGCACGAAGCGACGATCCCCTACGAGCGCTTCACGGAAGTGAACCTGAAGGCAGCCGAAGCCACGAAGCTCGCGGCTACGTTGCAGGCACAGCTCGACAAGATCGCCACCGATAAGAAGACAGCCGACGAGAAAGCCTTGGCGGAACAGGGCAAGTTCAAGGAGCTGGCCACCGCCAAAGACCTCGAGCTGACGAGCCTCAAGACCGCCGTTTCGGAGGCAAAGATCATCAATGAGGTCCTCAAAGCAGCTGCTACGGCGGGCGCAATCGACCCCGATGCAGTTGTAGCCATGCTTGACAAGTCCAAGGTCACGATCGTGGACGGCAAAGTGACCGGAGCCAAAGAGGCTGTCGACGAACTACTCAAAACCAAACCGTATCTCATCGCACAGACCGGTTCCGGATACCGCATGGGAGCCGGTGGAGGCATCACCAACCCTTCCGCGGCTGAGGTCGACGGTATGACCCCAGAGCAGTACCGCGCGTGGAGGAAACTGCACCCTGACGTCTAGGAGGCGTCTAAAACTATGTCGAACACATTCATCACCCCTACTGTTGTAGCAAACGAATTCCTGATGCAGCTGGAGTCCGCCCTGGTTATGGGCAACCTTGTCCACCGCGGGTTCAGCAAGGAATTCGTCAAGGTCGGCGACACCATCACGGTGAAGCGCCCGGCCACGTTTACCGCTGAGGCAGTCCAGTCGGGCATGTCCGTTCAGGGCGTGACCGAATCGAGCATTTCGCTCAAGATTGATCACCGCGAGGGCGTCCTGGTTACCTACACCGCCGAAGACGCCTCGCTGAAGATCAGCGATTTCAACGCGCAGATCACTATCCCCGCCGTCCGCGCCATTGCGGAGAAGATCGACACCGACCTCATGGCACTCGCCCGTGACGTCCCGTATGTCCGGGAACAGAGCGCGACTGCCGTGCTGACAGATCTCGCTCTCCTCTCCGCCGATCTCTCGGCCCGCAAGGTGCCGACGTCCCAGCGGGCGCTCGTCCTTGACCCCATGTCCTACGCGAAGTACATGTCCATCGAGGCCATTGCCTCTCTGGCTGCTCGCGGGAATACGGACGCCGTCGCCAATGGCCTTTTCGAACGGGCCATGGGCTTCGACATCGACATGTCGCAGCAGGTGGCGACCGAAGGCACGCTGGTCGGTTCACTGACGGGCTGCTCGACGCCCACTCCCGTCGCTCTCGGCGCAGTCACCATGACCGTCACCGACACCGACGCGACTGTCGGGCTTCTGCCCCATGGGTACGTCTTCACCATCGCGGGCGATACCCAAGTCTACACGCTGACCGCCGATGCCACTCAGACCGCGACCGGTTGCGTGATCTACTTCGCGCCCGGCATTCAGGTTGCCATCAGTGGCGCGAAGGCCATCACCGGCGAGACGGTCGTGAGCTCAGCCAAGACGCAGAGCCTGGCTTTTCACAAGAACGCCATCGCCCTCGTCACGGTTCCCGAAGCTCCCTCACAGGCCTGTCCTTCCAAGGTCCTGTTCTCCAATGGTCTCAATGTGATGCTCACTTATGAGCGCGACACCACGAACCACATCGACACCATGCTCTTCGAGATCCTGTACGGCGTCAAGGTACTCGATCACCGTATGGCCGAACGCTTCGTCTCTGACTAACTCTGAGAATAGGGGGGCCTTCGGGCCCCCTTGAATGGGAGGTATCTATGCACGTGAAGTGTCGGTATTGCGGGACAGATTGCTGGGACGTCGAGGCGCGCGCTGGCCACGAGGTCCTGTGTGATCAGAACCCTGCAAACGGGAAGGTCAAGGTGGTGAAACTCATGGAAGTGCTGTCGGATGTACTGACGGTTCTCCATGACGCTGAGCCAGTCGCTCAGCCGGGGGATCCTGCCGTGCTGGTCTTCGGCGGCAAGTCACATCCAGGTGAGACGCCGGAACAAGTCATCACAACCGACCGAACCTACATCGAGTGGGCTGCGTCCCTCTACCGTGACCCTGCGATCAAGCAGCGGTGCAAGGAACTGCTCATGGAGAACAAGAAGTGAGCGAGAATACAGCAGTCGCCGCCGTCAAAGCGAAGTCGCTGCTGATCTCGGGCAACCTGACCGATGAGCAGATCACGACGCTGCTTGCTGGCTATACGACCGTCGATAGCACAGGCGTCACGGTCTATGACACGACCGGCTGTGCGATCGCCTGCCTGCGGGCACTCATCGGCACGGTCCCTGTCGCTCGTTCGATCGGCGGGATCAGCTATTCCAATGAGGGCGTCCTGGCGGCCATCGCGGAGCTCAGGCGGGGCAGGGGTGGCAGCATCCCGCTGTATCACGAGGCGCCCACCGACGAGGGAGATATCATCCTGTGAGTTACCTGGACATGTTCGACCCATACGTCAAGGCCTTCACGCTGCAGAGCGCGACGTACGAGACGCTTGCGGGTGGCAGGCAGGTGCCCCACTGGGCGCCCGTTGCCGTGAGCGAGGGCCCGCTCGTTCCTGCCAGCATGAGCCTCACCCGGTATGAAGAGGGCGCGGGCGTCATCGTCACGAATGTCCTGTACGTGGACAGCGAGAGTCCCGCGACCATCGTGGCTGTCGGCAACCGTATCGTCGTTGCAGGCACGTCCTACGACGTCGTGCGTGTCCGCGACTATGGCACGCACAAGGAGGTCGAGCTCAATGTCGTCCTTTGAGATCAGCTTCACGATTCCACAGAGCGAGATTACCAAGGTCACGGATGCGATCAGGGCGAAGATGATGATCGCCGTCGACTGGTGCACGGATACGATCAGCACCTATGCCCGCGAGAACCATGCCTATACCGACCGGACGCACAACCTGACCACCGGCACGAAGTTCCTGCCCGCGATGCAGGAAGGGTCGAGCATCATCGGCCTAGTCTACGTGGGGATGCCCTACGCGAAGTATGTCCACTGGGGCACCGGCATCTATGCCGAAGGTCCCGGCGGGTCGAAAGCCAAGAAGATCCCCTGGATCTACAAGGACATCGAGGGACACTTTCACACCACGTCCGGCCAGCATGCGGACCGTTGGGTCGAGCAGGCCTTCAAGGACAAGCGCGACGACTGTATCCGCGTTCTGAGGGGGTGCCTATGAAGAGTAAGGACGTCACAGCGATCCTGAAGACCGTCGGGCTGCCGGTCTACTACATCTACCCGCAGGAGTCGATCAGCAAGACCGTGCCGTGTCTAACGTACCTGCTGGACAAGCGCGGGTGCGAAGGCGAACCGAACTGCAAGACGACTATCACGACGACGCTCTACTGTGCGGTCACGGCGTTCGACGTCCTGGCCGACGGGATGGAGACGATGATCTACGCCCTGCCCTGTCTTGACCGGGCGAACGTCCGGCGGGTTGACCAATACGAACCGGTCTTGGATCTAGCCAAGTGCACGTGGACGATTCCCATTCAGGGATAGATAAGGAGACACCATGCCAACAGGACCGACCCTACTCACGAAGCAAGTCAGCAAGGCAATGAATGTCGGCAAGATCGTCACGCTCGCGCTGGCCGATGGAACGAACGGGAACAACGTGGCGGCCGACTCGGAGTACATGCACCTGGTGGTCATCAATACGGATAGCGCGACGCACACCATAACCATCACGCGCCCAAAGGCCTCCAACCTGGGTATTGTCACCGCCGTGGGGCCGATCACCATTCCTGCTGCCGTCACGGGCAAGCCTGGCGTGTGGGTGTCCTCGACCTTGCCGACCGACTGGTTCAAGAGTGCCACGACCAAGATCGACTTCACGTTTGACGCGACTCCGACCGGCGTGTACGTCGCCGTTGTAGACATGACACCATCGCCTTCCGCGGTGGAATAAGGAGATAGAACATGGATAACGGATATGCCTACGGGATGGGTCCCGGTTCACTGATTACCGTGACAGGCGGCCCGACGGGGATCATCGTCGAGGGCCTCAAGATGGATGCGGCTGCCGGCGAAGAGCTGGAAATCCAGAACAACGATGCTGGCCAGACGCTTGCCCAGTCGGTCATGACCAAGTTCAAGGGCACCGCGTCGGCGACGGCAGAGTTCAAGGGCTGGGTCGATCCCCTGGCCTTGCTCGGCCTGTCGGCCACACTCACCGCCGTCAGCGCCAACACGGCTGCCGTGACCGCCACCTGCTCGATCACCATCAAGACGGCGGGCAGCGATTCCAATCGTGGCAACTGGATGTTCAACATCGGCGGAACGGTCGAGCCGGCGGCCTAATGGAAATTACGAAGGGTCAGGTCGACCAGCTCTACGCTAAGTACCACGTGAACGTGTATGGCATGACCTACGAGACCTACTTGCAAGGCGATCCCGGCCTTGTTCATGACCTCGTGGCGATGCATCGGGGCAAACCAGTGGCAACCAATGAGAATCTCTCGAGCACGGAGATCGTCGAGGCGTTCAAGCATTTTTTCGTGGAAGGTGCCACTGGCTCTGGTCAGAATCAGAGCTCGATTACTGGGGCACCAGAGCACGCGAAGTCCTGAACCTGATGCACGGAGACCTGATGCGCCTGAGCCTGGCTGACATGGACGCCATGCCCGTCATGCTGCTCACGGCGCTTGAGGTCATCGCTTCCGAACACCGACTTGGCGAGAAACCACACGGGGTGGAGTGATGGCTGAAGAGTTCGATATTCAGGGCAATGTCGTCATCAATACCGGTGACGCAGAAGCGGCACTGAAGAACCTGCGCGACAAACAGGCAGCAGCCGACAAGAAGTCACAAGCCGACCAGTTGTCGGCTCTGAAAACAGTCGGCACGGCTGCCGTCGTCGCGGGTGCGGCACTTACCACCGGGCTCGCCCTTATGGTCAAGGAGAGCGCCTCAAATCAGACGGCACTGAAGAGTCTGGCTCTTGGTCTCCAGAACACGGGCCAGTATTCGACAGCTGCCATGACCCGGATCGAGACTCTAACCAACAGCCTACGCAAACAGACAACCGTCTCCGAGGAAACGCAGATGGCAGCCTTGACCTTCGCTGGGACGATGCACTTGACCGAAGTACAGGCTGAGGCCCTATTGCCCCGGCTGCTGGACCTGAGCGCCGTCACTGGCATGGATCTTCAACAGGGGTTCAGGGCGTCGGCACAAGCCATGACGGGCAACGTCGGCCTGTTCCAGCGCTACGGCGTGATCATCACGAAGAACAAAGACGGCACAGTTGACTTCAATGACGTGCTGCGACAGCTGGGCGTCTACGCAGGACAGGCAGGCGAGAAGATGTCGGGCATGGAAGGCGCAGGCAAGAAACTCACAAGCGCCCTGACCGAGCTGGGTAAGTCATTCGGCAAGACCCTGATCCCAGAACTCACCAGCGCTGCACACGGACTCACGACCCTCCTCGAGAAGTTTAACGACATGCCCGACGCTATGAAAGGGTTGATCACAGGCACCGTGTCGGCAGCAGCAGGGATCCTGTCGATTGGCGGCGCGACAGCAGTGGCGATCGTCGGCATTGCCAGACTCAAGACCGCTATCGACCTATTGACTGCTGGCACGGGTTGGGCTGCTCTCACGAAACTCCTAGGCCTGGCAGCTCTACCCTTGACGGTTGGCATTGCAGCAGTCCAGGGCGCGAACTCCGATGCATGGACTGCTGAGCGAGAGAAGCTGCTCCACGCATTCAACCCGACGTATGGGACCAGCCCTGGCGGGAAGTACTACGTCCCGCCCGTTGTGCCCTCGAGCAGCACCGCTCCCTGGTATGCAACTGTCGCCGGCCAGCAGGCACATACCGGATACACTCCCAATCCTGTTCCCGTCCCGGTGTCCGCAACCGCTGATCAGATCGCAGGTAATCTGGACCTCCAACATCAGCTCTATGACGCGACGCATACAGAGAAGCAGAAGGAACTCCATGACCTTGATCTGGACGTGGCAGCCTGGAGAAAGGCGGGCTATGACAAGGTGCTGATCACAGAAACATCGGCAGCCAGGCGGGCAGAGATTGAGAAGAAGTACGCAGACAAGACGGCGAAAGACGCCAAGGCGGCGGCAGCCTGGTCACCCATCAACGTGTCCGGCGTCAACGTCACAGGCCTGAGCTCGTACATTGGCAGCCTGTCGGGTGCTGTGAAGGTCAAAAAAGCAGAACTGCAACTGACGCTCAAAATTGATGGTACCAGCATCAAGGTTGACCAGTCGGCCCTCGGCAAGCTGAAAGACACCCTCGGCAACTTGGTCTTCGCGAAGGTCATGACAGCGCTCGGCGGCAGTGCCGCCTTCGGAGGGTGACGTGAGCAGCTACGCACTCCCAAACGACACGACCAGGACGGGCGCGTGCACGTACGTCGAAGAGACGACGCCCGGCGACGTCTGGACGCCGGTGGGTTCCATCGTGGCGGGTCTTCGGGAAGCTCTCTCCATGCGCGGCATGGGCTACTACAAGCGGCGTGTCGTCCTCCACGTTGTCGGAGCGGCACAGTACACCACGCTCATGGCAGGGCTCAAGGACGGCGAGGACGAGATCTCCTTCGACGGGCACACGTATTCACTTCTGAGTGTCGACGCGCAGGTCATCTGTAGCAACGACAGCCGAGACACGGCAAAGCAGAACCTCGTGAGCGTGGAGCTATGGCGACCGTAAGGATCCCCGACATAGCGATCGCCGCCCCGCACTATGGGGTGCTGACCTCCGCGTACTACAAGCCGCTGCACATCCAGCTCAAGACTGGCATCTTTGACGGCGGTGGCGCGACGCTCGAAGGCTTTGAGCCGTCGCCGGTCATGGACATCCGCAACCTGGCCGGGGAATGGCTCATTACGGTGAACGACACCACGTATCACTACGAACTGGACGACCGAACGGTGGAGCGACTCAAGGACGGTGTCACAAGCAACTTGCCGCTCAGCGACCGACTCTCCGCGTGGAAACTTCCGCTCATCCAGAAGTCCAGTACCGACTTTGGCTTGACGCCGTCGAGCACCGTTGGCGAGCTTTTGCAGGCACTGGTCACTGCCGTCTCGACCCTGTCCGGTATCAGTTGCGACATCCTGGTGACCAATACGACACTCATGAGCGCCGTCTGTGACGGGGGCATCTATTTGATGGCGAACTCGACCTACCTGGCAGAGATTCAGCAGATCCTGCAATGGCTGGGCTACGTGATCTACGCCGTGCCGGAGACGGGGCGGTTCGCGGTCATCGCTCCCTGCTACACGTCGCCTATCGGCACCATTGCGCTCTCGGAGGTCGAACCGCTGCTCATGGGCGCCTCGTATGGCATCCACTACAAGCAGATCCACTCGGACGTCGTGGTGGCCAACAGCAACACCGGCACCGGCAAGATCGCGGGCATGAGCGGCACTACGCCGGACCTCACCAACTTCAACCTGAGCAAGAAGGTCAACCCATTCCTTGCCGAGGTCTGGCAGCTCAAGGACACCAAGCTGCAGGACATGGCCGACGAACTCTACAAGCTCGACCGGCAGGCAGCGCAAGGTCTCACCGTCAAGCGCCTGGGCTTCCTTCCTGACACGCTCTGGCGGTCCTTCGGCTGGACCGACATCAACGGGCAGCCCGGCTTGTACAAGGTCGTGAGTTCGATCATCGATATCGTAGGCACCGAAGTCACCACGACCCTCGAGGCGATGGTCGTATGAGCAGCCGGGGTAACGAACTCATCAACGGCGCTATCAAGTCCTATACCGGAGCGATCGTCTCCCTGGACAAGCACGGTACGGTTACCGGGACGCAGATCGTGTTCGGTGCCAAGTTCGTCGGCCCGCCTACCGTTCTCTTGACCGCCATGTGTTCCTCGGGTATGCCCGTTGCGAGCGTTCAAGCCTTGCTTCAGGATGCCTATGACTTCTATGTTGGAGCAGACATCACGGTGGGGTTTATCGTCGACGGTTATTATTGCCCGACAGGCGGTGGTGGTCCATCTGTCACGGTCAACTGGCGAGCGACAGGTATGGGAATTGAGGTAGAAGCATGAGCCAAATATGGCGTTGGCGGAGTGGAAACGGAATCGTATCGCCGCTTACACAAGTTATAACGGAGGTCGCATACGGTTCTGACCTGACAATTACATGGGTTCCGGCAAGCGGAGAAACAACGCTTTTCGTTTCGGTATCAGACTACTGGCAATACCATTGGATTGACGTTGATCCCGCTCTTGGTTCCTATACCTTTCACAATATCGGTGTCGGGAATGAAGGGGACCCAACGTATGGGCATATCATTTGTTGTGATATTACGTTCAGCGGCTCCAACTACCCGACATGGACTCTGACATATCTTGCTGACCACGGGACCATCCTTGGCAATGCCAGTCAAATTCATATCGACGATGGGGCAGATGGAACTCCCGTAGAGGCCGTTGCTGATGCGGGATATACATTCGATAAATGGGATGACGATCTTGCAACCCCAACGCGATGCGACGTGGATGTCCACGCCAGCCTTACGCTTACTGCATTATTCATTTTGGACTTCACGCTGACATACATTGAAGGAGATCACGGTTCAATTACTGGAACTCTTATACAAGAGGTTGAGCAAGGAGACGATGGTACCGAAGTGGTCGCTGTTCCTGATGAGCATTATCGCTTTCTAAAGTGGAGCGACAACGACAGCATTGTGGCGGCACGGCAAGACTTGAATGTACAGGCCGACATCACGACGACGGCCATGTTTCTTGCGGTGTGGATTCTTACTTATAGTGCCGATGCACACGGAGAAGTATCCGGAGATTCCCCACAACAGATTGATGATGGCGAGGATGGAACTCCCGTAGAGGCAATCCCCGATACTGGGTACTCCTTCACCTACTGGACGAGAGATACCGTTATCAACGGAACACAGAACCCGCGAACCGATACGAATGTCCATGAAGACAGAGACATCATCGCCTACTTCACGATCAACGCCTGTATCGCAAAGGTCTGGCGATGGGTTGGTCGAGTCCGGTTGTCCAAGGTCAAGGAAGTCGTATGACCGCCATACGCGATATGAAGCCGTGGGGATCGACCCCACCAGACGCAGGAGGTTGAAATGACCGACAATCAGACGTACATGGGTGATGGTAGCGGCAACGTGAACAGCGGCGTCCTCTCGGAGCAGATCAGGTCGCAGGCGGACGTCATCGACAAGATTAGCAAGGCGATGGACAAGATCCTCTGGATTATCTCTGACCCCGATGTCGGGCTGGTAAAGCGGCTAGGGGAGAATGGCAAGATTACGGGCGATACCGTGGTTGCACAGACGGCGATGCTCACGCAGATTGGTCTCCTGACAACGGCAGTCGCTTCTCTGCAAGTGAAACAGGGTGAGAACATCACGGAAGTCAAGGCTGCTACAGCAGACATCAAAGACCTCAAGGCCGTGAACACTACGGAGGTTGAAGCAAAGAAGCCCATGCTTGCTATCGGTTGGAAGATTGTTGAATACTTGCTTTTGACGGCGGTTGTCGGTGCCATCATTTGGGTGGCATCGCTACTACAGAAGTAGGCTCACAGAGCCAAAGGAGAACGGAATGATGCACAATCATGGAACACCGGAAGACGTTCAGGAACAGAAGACCAAGACCTTGCAGATTGAGGTCTGGCTGGGCAAGGACGGCAAGGTTGAGACCGTCAATGAGTCCGGGCATCTCGGCACGAAGGAACTGACCCTGCACGAGCCGGTCAGCGTCCCGCCGATCTACGAGTGCACCGGAGCGTATGGCAGGCCCGCGTCCAAGATCCCGGTCACGTTCACGCTGGAATCGCTCGGGACCATCGGCACTCGGCCCACGCTGGGTCAGGGCGTTCATCCGGTCACAACGGACGCCAAGTTCAATGCCCTCGCATGGCTGGACGAACCCGAGAAGGTCGCTGCCCTGTCTGACGCGGAGAAGGTCAAGCTCCAGAACATCGGGGTGGTCGAGCTGAACGACATCGTCCTGGCTGCGCTTGTGGCCGTTCCGCGTGTTTGGACACCAATGGTGGACGCGGCTCAGGCCATCATGCAGCACGCGAACGGAACCCAGGAGGACTTCCCGGAGCCGATCGTCACCCAGGCGCCGGACATCATCGACGTCCCTGACCACGCGGACGGCGCAAAGGCCACCCTCAAGGTCGGAGAGCATGAGTTCACCGTCGGAGGCAAATACTTCCGCTTCGTGGGCTACGGCATCTGCAAGGGTCTTGAGCGGTATGCGTTCACGTGGATGGACGTGCCAGTGTCTTATCTCGACGAGCCGAAGTAGGAGGCCGGTACGAACATTGCTCAACAGATTTCAGTAAACAAGGACGCCGGCCGCGACGGCTGGAAGCCCGACATCATCGTCTGTCATATCACAGATGGTGCCTTCGCGGGTGCCGTTTCATGGCTGTGCAATCCTTCCGCTCAGGCTTCGGCTCACTTTGTCGTGGCGCAGGATGGGCGCGTTACGCAATTGGTCTCCATTGAGGATACAGCTTGGGGGAATGGAACGAGCGATAAGGCATCGGACAGCAATTATTACGGACACTCGACCCTGTCCGCTGTCGTGACAAGAGGGGTCAATGCCAACAAGTACACCATTAGTATTGAGCATGAGGGCGTGTGGGCAACGACGAAGGGCAAGCTCACGGTCAAGCAACTGGCCACGACAATAGACCTGATCGCCTGGATACGGAGTGAGGTCAAGCGCATCTATGGCACGATCATCCCACTGGACCGGGCGCACATCGTCGGACACTACCAGATCAGCCCCATCAACAAACCCAACTGCCCAGGGGCCCTGTTCCAGTTCGACACGATCCTGAAAGTCCTCCAGGCCCGCGAGTTGGCACAGCCGGCGGTGACGACAGCCGACGTGAGGAAATGGAACGCAGACGAAGGCATCATCGGTCTGGCGACGAAAGGCAACACGCCGGTTACCTACGACGTTCTCGCCTGGGCATTCTACAATCTCGAGCACCGAAAGGTGTAGGAGGAACTATGGCAAATCTACCGAGTGTGTGGATATGGGTGGTTGGGTTCTTCGCGCCCATCATCGCGTCTGTCCTGCTCAAGAAAGGGTGGGATGGCCGTGTCAAGCAGTTGATTGCTTTCGCACTGTCAGTTGGTCTGGCGTTCCTCGTCATGTGGTTGGACGGGTCGCTCGCCAAGGTGATCGCAGCTGGCAATCTCCCCTATATCCTGGGAGCTATTCTTGGTGAGACAGAATTGGCCTTTAAGCAGATCTGGTCGCCCTACCTGTTGACGACTCCGGTCGAAAAGCAAGCGACGGTCGACTTGAAGCAGGTGCTCTACGTCGACAAGGCAGTACCTATTATCGATGCTGGCAAGCCGATCGTTCCGCCAACAACGCCGACAGGGCCGCCATTAGCCTAACTGACCGTCCCGGCTCCCGTGGGCTAGGCAGAAGCCGGGAACAGATTGACAGGAGGCACCCATGCTGAAAAATGACGTGACACTCAAGGCAATCCAGGGCGACGTGTTCCGCTTCACGGTCCTGGCACATGAGGACCTGACTGGCCTCCTGGTGCGAGCTGACGTCCGGTCAGGGGGAACGCTCGTCAAGCACGTGGATACGACTGCCGGCATCGTCCTGGGGACGTATGACGCTGTGGCCAATACAACGCTCGTCACGGTGACCATCGGCGCTACCACAACGGCGACCTGGACCTTTGCAACCGCCCGCTTCGATGTCGAGGTCGTGCCAGCGGATACAGAAGAAACTCACAAGATTGCCAAGGGGTGGATCACGCTCGAACCGGAGGCGACCTATGACTGACGGCAATATCGTCAGTCAGAATGTCGAGACACAGACGGTGATTGACAACAACATCACGATCCAGGTGACACAAGAAGTACAGGAACAGATCACCATCGGCGTCCCGGGTCCGAGAGGCCCCGCGGGAAGTATCAACTGGCTTGGAGCATACAACGCTCTAACTCCCTACGTTGACGGTGACAGCGTTTCATACAACGGCAGCTCGTGGATATGCCTTGTGGCCTGCACGGGCATCACCCCGATTGAGGGGGTCAACTGGTCGATCATCGCAGCGGCAGGCGGAGCCATCGGGAACATTGATGGCGGCATATGGCCCATATAAATCACTTGGAGGTGATGAGATGTCTGTGACTATACAGGTACGCAGGAACGCAAACACCGACGCAGGGGCACTTGCCGTCGGTGAACTCGGATTCCATGACGTAGCGGTTGGCGGTCTGTGGATTGGTTCCACAACTGGCAACCAACAGATTGCGACGAAGGCGTATGTTGATAGCGTAGCGCAAGGACTTTCCCCGATTGGTGATGTTGTTGCGATGACGACGGGGGCACTTGCTGCTTGTGCATATG